CTCATAATTACTCTAAAGTTTTGAGAACCATCTAAATCTGCCATATCCAATACTTTTACTGTATTGTAATCAGATAATAAACCGGTACCAAAGAATAAGTTAGATTTTTGAGCCGCTACCATTGAAGATGCAGGTAAACCAGGACAAAACGCGATTTCAATACCATTAAAGTTCAATGGTTTTTCACCTACGTTCATTTGGTTGTTCCATCCGTTTGCACCTGCAGAACCACCAGCTAATGCTTGTTGGTAAGCTCTGATTACATTCGTTGGAGCGTAAATCATTAAGTCTTCCTTACCATAAACTGTGTTAGGAATTGCATCTACTAAAGAATTTAAGTTAGTTAATACATTTGCAGAAGTAATAGAACCAGAGATTGATGCAGAAATTGCGGCACTTCCTGTGATATTTCTGTAAAGACCACCGAATTGTCCGTTTGCACTATTATCACCATTCCAAATAGATTGTTCAGTTGCCTGAGCTACTACACCACCTACATAAGAAATTAAATAATCTGTGAAGTTTGCAGGAATAGTATCAAATGCACTATATCCTAATTGCAATGCTTCCCAAGAATCTACGAACTCTTGCTTACATAAACTTAAGTTAACTTGTAATTCTTTTGGAGTGATGATTGATTCAGTTAATGCTACTGAGCCTGAAGTTGTGAAATCGCAACTTGCATTATTTACGATGTTTGCAACTTCTAATTTTTGGATAACTTGCTTAAACTTTACGTTTGGTAAAATTGTAATGTACTTGTTATCCAAAGTTTTTGCTGATAATAAAGCCGCGGCTATATATTGACCAGCGAATTCACCTGCGTACGTTGATGTTACATCAGGTTGTCCTGTTGTGAAATTTTGAATTTTTTTCATTCTAAATCTTTTTTTTGTTTTTTAATTATTTGTATAATTTAGCTAAGAAAGAGTTCTGAGCGTTGTCAGTTTTCTTGCCAAATCTTTTACTATTTTGTTCTGCTGAGAATTTATACATTTCATCGATTGGAGCACCATCTAATTTAGGTAACTCTTCTTCTTCAACTTCTTTCTCATCTTTATCTTCCATTTTAACTTCTGTCATCTTAGAGATTTTCTTTTCCATCTCTTCGATTCTATATCCCATCTCTTCAACTTTCTTCATCATTTCTGGCATACCCATTTCTTCTTTATCGGTATCTGCTGGAATTGGAGCAACTTCTTCAGTTGTTTCATCTTCTGATACTGTTGGTTCAACTTCTGCTAACATAGATGATGGTTTCAAATCCTTAACTTCCTCACCTGCTGCTTTCTCATCTTTAACATCGTTTACTTCTGTTGGGTCACCAGGTAACTTTTCTGTATCTATCATTTCCAATTCAACATTTTCTCTTTCTACAATCTTACCATCTTCTGTGATAACTTTTAAAAGAGTTTCATTTCCTTCTGTATCTTTCAACATAAGTTCATGCGTTCCGTTTGGTGCTGGAGTTTTAGTTCCATCTTCTGATACAACGAATAGGTCTTCACCTACATCGAATGTTGCTGATTCTACTATTGTTCCGTCAGCTAATTTTGCATATGTTAAAGTTACTTCTGCTTCTAAATTTAAAAGCTTTGCTACTTTACTTAATACTTGTTTTGCGTTCATATTAGTTTATTTTAATTATTTAACAAATATATATTTTTTTGTATTGATTTTTTTAATTTAATCTATTTTCTAATTTAACGAATTGGTTATAATCATCAACCAAATCCTTATTAATATCATGTAAATACTGAATGTAGCCATATAGACTATCAATTTCAGCTCTCAAATCTCTGTTTTCATCTTCTGCTAATTCTAGCATTACTTCTAATAATATGTTATCCGTATTGTGAGTAGACATTTTCATATGGATTATTTATATCGTATGTAATATATCTGCAAGGTCTTACTTCAAATCTAGTATCTTTGCCAATTGGTGAACCACTATTACCAGGTGTACCACAATTTGTAGTACCTCCAGTTCTTACCTGAAATGAAATTGCTCTACGTGATGCTGATCCAACGGCTTGAGTTGATGTCCAAGTATTTCTATTATTATTACTAACCCAATTACCTTTATTAAGATTACCGGCTGCGAATTGTATACAAACTTCGTTGTATTCATCTTGCGAAGGTAAGAACCAATCATCAAATCCTGCAGAAGAATAGTTAGCCGCTACTTGAGCCGCATATGTATTTCCACTACCATAATAATCTAATATATATTGTGTATTGGTTGCACCTGTTCCTATTACACTACCAGTTGCTCCTGGTATAAGTTCGTCAAATACACCCCAAAAATATCCTAAACCTGATGGGTCTGTTGTTGGTATAAAATCTGTTGATACTACAAATCCTATTTGATTAGGAAATACTGATGGTGGACTAGAACCGATTGCTCCTAAATATGCAATTATACCACCTTGATAATAATCACCTATTTTTAATGGAGAAGGTCCTAAAAATTGTGCTGTTGGTATTATATTCATCCTATACTAAATTTTTAATTGCAGAAGTATATAAAGAACTTGTATCAAATGTCATAAATGTAAATAAATCTACTCCTCCAGTAATCGCACTACCCGTATTGTATTGTGCACTTCCACTCCAAAATTTAAATGGAGTATCAAATCTAACACTACCAGTCGTTGATTGTTGTAATAATTTAATACCAACTGTTTGACCTTCTTTTATATTAGTTGCTCTAATTAAAGTTATAGAAGAAGATGGAATAGTTAGGGTAAAGAAATTACCTTTACTCATATCAATAGATGCTGTATTAGATGCTGGTGTAATTGCTACTACATTTGAATTAGATGAACCAGTTATTGCAATAGAACCCGTTATTGTAAGTGAACCAAATAGTGTTTGATTAGTTGCATTATTACTTATATAACTACTACTTACACTTGCTGATAAAAATAAACTAGCACTTGCTACACTCGCTGATAATGCAGTACTTGCACTAGCTGCACTTGCACTATATGCTGATGCACTTTGGAATGCTCCCCATGCACTTGCTGATGCCTGTGTTATGTTTACACTCTGAGTTGTATCGGTAAAATATAATGATTGTGAAAGTAATGTTATGTTATTACTTTGTGTTGCATCTGTTAGATATGTTGAAGAACTTAAATTAGTTATAGTTGTTTGTAATGAATTACTTACAAATAAACTTTGAGAGTACGCACTTGCACTATAAGAATTAAAAGATGATGTATCTAATTTTGCTAAGTTTAATGATACACTTACTGCTGCTAATTGTGCATCGGTTGCGTATGTCATATCTAATGAAGAACTAAATGCTTCTAATGAATCTAATCTACTATCTACACTCGTACTATATGCAGGGAATGCAGAAGATGAGTTTAATAAAAAAACTACTGATGCTGAGAACTCTTCAAAGTTTTCTCCATCTATAATTAAAATATCTGTACTTAATGTACCATTTACTAATGTAGTACATCCTATGTTTCTACCTAATACACTATTATCTGTTATGTTTAATTTAGAACCTGTTATATCACCACCAACAATAGAACCCGTTACTGATATCTTTCCTACTACATTTAAATCTTCACCAATGAATACTTGCTGTTCGAATGTATTATCCATCTCAAAAGTATTTGATTCAGATACATATGCAACTTTAACTTCTAAGAAATCTAATCTTGCGTTTGTACTTGCTGTATATGCAATAAATGAAGATGAATTTAATTTTTGATTTATTGTTGTAGTTAAACTAGCACTCAATGATGCCGTTGCTGCGTTCAAAGAGCCCGATGTAATAAAGTTTGTATTAAGTGATTGTGTGTATAGGTTTAATCCTACCAATTGTGCACTTACACTACTACTATCAGTATTGTATCCTGTCTGATTAACTGTACTATCAATTATATCTGTATTGAATCCTCTTAATAAAGTAGGTGATATATATCCGGTTGTATTATTAGGGAATGATGTTTGATTTGCTACACCTAATTGTTGTTTACTTAATGTTGACATATTTTTATTTCTATTTATGGTTGTGTTGCTTCAGTATCAAAGCCTGTATCATATCCTTCATCGAATGCTCCCTTTTGATTAAAGGTTGCCGGCGATTGTATTACACCGATACCTTGCTCTAACAATGCACCATTACAACACTTTCTACTATATGTGTTGGTATTGATACATAAACAAGCCATTCTACTATTCTTAGGTGATGATAAACCTTGCGTAGGCCCAATATAGATACCGCTGTTATTTTCTCTATTAACAGAATATCTTAAATTACCACTCCTACTATTGCTCCAAATACCCATTGTGATGTTTTATATCTTTAACAATCAATCAATGGTTTATTATTAACCATTCTTTTTTAGAGCTTCTTTATGTAACATCTCTTGCATAGTTTGTTTATCTGCTTTGTATGCTAATAACATTAAACACTTCTCTAACGGTTCTTCAACAACTCTATCAATCTCTCCAATGTTTCCGTTGGCAAGTTCAGCGATAGTTGCATAAGAGCTCCACTTCTTTCCAAAATTGATTTGATGTTGGGAGGAAACTGCTCCACCTTCGTAGAGTTCAGGATATTTTTCAGTAAGTCGGTTGACAAATGTACAAAAAAAAACAGAGTACCTAAATGTATATCCATACTAACCTCTAAGAATTTATCTGAATCTATCTCACCATTATACTTTTGTATTTCGTATGTATCTCTTACTCTCTTTGTTATAGGACGATATAGGATACTCATTATCTTTGCCCAATTATCATCTATCGTTAGTGTTCCGTATTGTGTTATATCTGCATACGCACCATACGCTATATTAGATAAGTTAGGTTCAAATCCATACTCTACACCATCTATTGTAATAATCCTTTTTAAATCAAAATCTGTTTTAGAAATCCATTTGCCTAATTCATAACCAATAGTATTATAATCTTTCTTACCTAACCCCGCTAAGATATCACTATCAATACCACATAGATAAGTTACTAATACAGCAGCTTGTGCATCTTCTTCACCTTCGTAGTTCTTTAATTCCTTTTGTAGAGTTAGATATTTTTTTAATGTAACATCTTCATAACCTTGCGGTATACTAATTTCTATTTCTTTTTTCATTATGCTTGATATGTGTTGTTTGTAAATGCGTGTGATATAAATAATAATTGCTGTTGTAACTTTTGTACCTTCTTTTCTTCGTTCTCTAATTTTGCATTCATAGCTATTATATTTGCGTTTAGTGTTTCGTTTGTGTTTAATAATTCTCTACTCATTTCTAATAACTGAAGTATATCTGCCTCAGTAAACTCTTGTCCTTGTATTTCTATTGTATTCATATTAGTATTTATAATTTCCTATTGTGATTGCGTATTTACCTTTACTCTTTGCCTTCTCACTCAATTTCATCATACAACAATAACGTGCTGCATCTATTAAGTGGTCTAAACCTCCTTCAGGGTTATCAGTTGTATATCCATGCTTATCCGTTGAGTATTGATAACCATACATCTCATTGATAAGATTCTGACTAGTTTTTAATATGTGTATCTTATGATTCTGCATTACTGATATACCAAACTTAATACTATCCTTTCCTTTTACAACAGGCTTAATATTAAATCCACTTCTATATATCTCTTCAATCAAACGTGGTTCTGCACTATCACCCCATATCTCTTCACTCTTTGTTATATCTAATACTTTTAATTTATCTATTATATCTGAT